AAAACTATTTAATTAATAAAGTAAAAAAATTAAAAGATAAAAAATTATTATGCAAAATATGTAAAATCTATAAGTCAAATTATTATTAAAAATATGTTTGATTTATAAAAATTATTATGCAAAATATATTTTATTTAAAAACAAAATTATCATAAAAAAACATTTTATTTATGAACAAAAGATTGTCATAAAACATCTTGCTTATGTAAGTCAAATTGTCATAAAACATCTTGCTTATGTAAGTCAAATTGTCATAAAACATCTTGCTTATGTAAGTCAAATTTTTATAAATATATGTATTTTTTATAAGCCTCAAATTTACAAATCTTACATCAAAACTACGAACAAAATACTAACGTAACCAAAATGTGTTTTTAATTAAAAAGAACATTTTCACGTTTTTTATGTGTTTTTTAACACTTTTTCGTGTTTTTTAATGTTATTTTTTGCAAATATAGGTTTTTAGCCCCATTTAAAAAACTCTTATATTAAAATATTAAGTTTTAAATAAAGCAATAAATTACAACAGTAGTTTATAATTAAGTTTCAAATAAAGCAATAAATTGCAAATAATGTAATAATATAAATTAAAAATAAAATCATAAATCACAAAATAATTTTAAAATAAAAGATAAAAATTAAAGGTGTATTTACACTACTATACAGTTATACTTAATACCCCTTGCCCACCTGGTTTATCACACACTAATTCAGCATATTTTACCAAGGTCGCACTGTGCGTTGGATATCCTTCTTTTTGTCTTAAAATTTGTCCCTTATCATTTTCAATCCATTGCCAATCACCTAGTTGATGAAGTTTAAAATCTTGACTATTCAAGAAATAAATTTTTCCACTTTCTATAAATCTTTCAGCAAGGAAAGGTATCCCATTAAAAGTTATAGCAGTGTAACCACCCACTAGATTTGCAACTTCTAAATTCAAACGATTACTAGCAAATAAGGCTTGGTATTTTCTACGTGCATCATAAGAACCTGCTATGAAATCAATATCTCCACCAGTCTTTTCATTACACGTATCAATCACACTCATCAAACTAGCCTCTTTGAAATTTGCAGAAGTTACAGTTTCAGAAACTGGATTTAAGAAAGGATAAGTCGCTCTGCTAAGTCCATAAAGAGTAGTAACATTTGTGGTGTCAAAAATAGCCCCCAAACCAGTCATCTCTTTATCTTTACTACCCTGAACATAAAGTGTAGTTGTCTTACTAACATTTGCCATATCGGCTGTACAAGCAGTATCAAAAGTTACAACCTTAGTTGCATAAACCCAACTTAATATACGAGCAGATTGAACATAACTTCCATCTACATATATATCAACTTTCTGACCAACCATAATATTATTTAAACTGTTTACAGTAAAGGTATATGAACCACTCGCTGTCGCAACTCCTGTTGCTAATTCTCCTGAACCATTACCGTAAAGCATCCGCCCAAAATTGAATTTACTTGCATCTACCAAACCTTCCATTTCAGCAGAAAGTAAATTTACAAAAGCACCGGCATCAGATGCTGATGCTCTCAAAGCCTTATCTGTAATCTCTATTGTTCCATAAAGATTTTTTAATGCAGTTTCAAAAAGTACATAATTATTTTCCGCTACGCTTGGTAGTGAGCCCGATTCTGTTCCTGCTCCTATACCACCGTTCACACCATATGGAACAAGTTTTTTAACCGTCTTTCCAACAACATCTTGTTGTGTTTTTTCTACCTGTGATAAAAAAGGATGTAAGTTGGAATTTAATTGATTTGCCACTACATCAAGATACATAGATTTTAATGCAGCATTTGCTGATGTTAAAGTTACCATAAATATCCTCCTATGATAGATTTGCCATTTTACCCTGAGCCCCTGGTCGTGAGCATACCAATTCGGCATACTTAACCAAGGTTGCAAGATAACTAGCATATCCCTGTTTTTGTTTTAAAATAGAACCATCTTCGTTTGTTAACCATTCCCAATCGCATAGTTGATGAATAGCAAAATCATTTGTATTAAGCATATACAAAGCACCTGTTGGAACAAACTTATCTCCATAAAGTGGAATACCATTAAAACTCAAAGCCTTATATCCACCTGCAAGATTTGCAATATCAACGTGCTTATTCATAGCACTAAGTGTAGACGCAAAAGTTCTCTTCAACGCATTTGTAGTAACTATAAAATTCATTTTGTTACCCGTTCTAACTTCCACTTCATCCATTGTTTTTTGAATAAAATCCTCATTAAAAGTTTCACCTGAACCTTGGGTTTCAATAAAACTTACCAACCAAGGATATGTTGTTTTGCTTAATCCATATATGCTTCCACTTGTGGCAAATATTGCCTCTAAACCTGTTAATTCTTGCCCCTTACTTCCCTGAACATATATAGCATAATCTGATGCTCCTGTTTCAAAAGCCTCTGTTATAGTTTTATTTATTGTTATTGTTCCAGCACTACGGTCTATGCCTGTTATTCTTGCCCCTGTAAAACCAGTAACCACTGTATCATCATCGTAAAAATCTACCATCATTCCTTCCACTAAATTGATTAGCGAAGTTGGAGTAATAGTACCGTCTTCTACACTAGCACTAGTCAAAGCAGTCAAGCAACCTGTTCCATCACCATAAAGCATACGTCCCAAATTAAACTTGCTTGCACCTAACAGCCCTTCCATTTCAGCAGTCAATAGGTTCACAAAAGCACCCGCATCATCTGCGGATGCACGAATAGCCTTATCTGAAATCTCAATAGTTCCGAATAAATTTTTAAGTGAACTTGTAAAGTTTAAATATGAGTTCCCTTCACTAGAAGGTAATGCTCCGCCCTCATCACCAGCACCTACTCCACCGTTTACTCCATATGGTACTAATTTTTGTACATCACGACCATAGACATCTGCGGTAGTTTGTTTAAACTGATTAAAAAGGACATTAGTTTTTGTATTTAATTGATTACTCACTACGTCAAGATAAATATCTTTTAACGCACTTTGAGCAGTTGTCATTGTTACCATATAAACACTCTCCTTTTCTAAAATTAAATTTAGTTATTGTCTTTTCTAATTACAACCATACAATTATAAATAATAAAATATAATTATAAATATAAAATCACAGTCACAAAAATCATAATAAAATATGAATATACAATTATAAATATATAATATAAAATATAAATATAAAATATAAAATTATAATAGAAGTTTTTTAAAAAAGTTAAAAAATTATTTTTATAGATTTGAGCAATCTTTTTTTATAAATCTCGAACTGCCATTTTGCAATAAGTCAATAAAAATGCTTTCATTTTATCTAGCAAAAAAAAATAACTTATTTGCCAAAACTATAATTTTAAGTACTATAATATTACTTTCAAACTAATATTCAATCTTAGTTTTTACTAAATATCAATCTTAGTTTTTACTAAATATCAATCTTAGTTTTTACTAAATATCAATCTTAGTTTTTACTAAATTATAATATTAACTTCTAACTTTTATTAACAACAATTTTACTAGTTTCAATAACTAAAAAATTTCTTTATTTACTAAAAATCTGTTTTTTATTTACTGAAAATTTTCTTTGCCATCTCTCTTACTTCATCCAAAGTTTGTGGAGATTGTTTTTTGCCATTGGCAACACCCCCACCATCTGAGTTAGCAAAAAGAGGTGGCGTGATTTGTCTATTACTAATTTCAGCAAGATAGTCTTTTATTATACCTCGCTTAACTTTATCATTCTTTTGAACTTGTGATAAAAACTTCTCATCATCCAAAAGTTGTTCGGGCGTCTTATAGTTATTTTGCAACCACTTCGCCCAAGCGGAATAAAGGGGACGACTACTTTTCAGCAACGCCTTATCCTCCATAACCATTTTTGATATCTCTTTTGCATACTGTTTTGCCAGAGGATTTTCAATCAAAAAATCTTGCACCTGTTTATTCCAATCCTCTCTTTCCCAATACGGAGCATCTTCACTTTTTACCTTGCTATGTTGAGAAATTTCCTGTGTATTTTGCAACACACTATTACCCCTCATATTTTGTGATAAATTATTTTTATCTTTCATTTGCAAAAAATTTGCTTCATTTGTATCGTTTGTGTTGCTTATACTTTTCAACTTTTCATCTTGATTATCCATAGAGATTTGATTTGTAAAAAGTGTTTGATTTGCTTTGTCGTTTGAGTTTGTATTAGCCTTTAAAACTTCTGCATCTCCCACACTCGTTTCCGCCTGTTTTTGAAAATCACTTAACAGTTGACTTTTACGAGTGAACTCTTTTTCTAAGTTATCATATGCTTGTTTTAAAGTTCCAGCATTTGCAAATTTACCCAAAGAGGAGCCTTTAACAATATTGTTATCGGGTTGTTCCCCTGTTATATTTTCATTCATATCTTTCCCCCTGTTTTTTGTTTTTTAACAGTTATTCGCCGTCTTGTTTTATAGTCGTTTTTGCTGTCTTGTTTTAAGATATTTTTGCTATTGTGTTTTACTATTTTTTTCACATTTGTTTTTGTCATCTTGTTTTATAGATTTTTGTACATAATGTTTTATCAGTTTTACAATCATTTGTGAAATTTTATATTTTTAGTAATAATTATAGTGACTGTAATATTTTTGTTGAATTTTATTAGGTTGATATGATTTTTATTAAAAATATAAAATAATAGGACTTTCTAATCTTAATTGAGAGCCAAAACTGATGATTTAGATAGATAAATGTCCATTGAATTTTTTAATCATTTAGCATCTATTTTTCATTTTGCACTTCTATTGATTTTTTGTTTTTTTATTTTACTATTTTTAACTTTTTTCGTTACATAAAATTGATTTTATTTTGAATTTTAATTTAAAAAACAAAATTATTCCACTCTTTTCTGCATTTTTTAAGACTTTTTCACGTTTTTTATGTGTTTTTTATATGTATTTTTTACATTTTGCATAATTATAAAATTTATAAGTTTAAGAAAATCATAATAATATTATCTATTTTAAAACGCATTTTTACTCACTGCTAACGCCTGTTAATTGTTCAGCCTGAATTTCTAAATGATTAAATTGTTTATGCTTGCGAATATGTTCTAACATCATTTCTTGCAACTTTGGATTTTTCTTAACGGCCTTTTCCCAATCGGTACCCAACATAAATGATGTATGAGTTTGGATATGCAAATCGTGGTCGTGAACCTCTAAAACCTCAGGCTCTTTTTTGTTTAACATTAACTCTAAATTTTCTCTTTTTGCTTTTTGAATTTGTAACGCGTTATTATCCAAAGTATCTTCCCACATACCAAACCCCAGCATCTCCAAAATTTTATGCCTCATATCGTTTGATAATTTTCCTGTCTCATCGTGCAAAATTCCCCTATTTAGTAAATCCAAAATCATAGAACGTTTTTGTGCTACTGTCTGTCCAGCCTCGCCCTCGGTTTCAAAAGCAATATCATCTGAACTAATATTCCCCTTGTCCCAGTAAAAGAAATTCGTTGCGCCATTTGTACCAACTAATCTGCTCATTCTTTCGTGAGTTACAAACTGTTTATATAAACGAAGAATATGTTGTGCAATTTCCTTTGCGGAAAAACGTATATTTTCACCACTTGCAGATATTCTTGCATTCTCTTGTTCAACCAAAAGTTGTAAAGCAACGCCACTCATATTTGCTACTGCGGTAGAGTTTGACCCAAACAAATCACTAACCCCACTAACGTTCAAAAACTCATCGAGCAACCTTTCCTCCTCCTCACTAAAAGTAGTAGGTAAACTTTCCGTACTCAACATACGTGGAACATTGGAACCTTGCCTATATACCAAAATTTTCCCAGGACTGATACCCTCTTCTTCTAAATTATCTATATCAATAGAGCCGTCCTCAACAGTAAGAACTCCCATAGAAATTCTATTCATAAATTCGTGCTTCCTATTTTTCACAGCATTATAAGCACGTTGTATTGGTATAGTTCTATCCACCACACTAGCACCCCAAAATAATGATGGTTGCTCCATAGAAATTTGTCGTACAAAAGGGAATCCACGTTCACCATCTTTTAAGTTTTTGTATGGTAGTTCGCCATTGAACACCAACTCATTTTCTACCACAATAATTAGCCTACCATTAGGATATTGCTTTGTTGGCATTTCATATTTTTCTATAACCATTGCCTGATTGTGCCGAGCGGTTTTAGACACTTTTGTAAAACCACTCATTGCCATAACCCCATTGTTATGAACACTAGACAGTGCATAACTATCTATATCTGCACCCTCAACTTTTATACCCCAAAGTTGCTCAATAGTTTCAACATTATAACTGCGTGCATGAATTAAACTTTTACAATAATTCAAGTCCGCACTAGAATTACTATCAGGATAAATCTCAAAAGGTGAACACACTGAAATATCTACATCACCCTCGTAAATTTTTTCTCCAAGCGGAGAAAGTCCAACGACTGAACCCGCACTATCATTCCAAACAATTTTGTAAAATGCCGTTCCGCAAATTTCACTCCAACGAGTTGCCTGAGCAATCATCTTACTAAAATCTAATTTATTACTTAATGACTGCAAAATATCTTTGCAAACTTTTGCATTACTTATATCATCCTCATCATCGCTTGCTGGTAGCACCGTCATAAGAGGACGCACGTTTGCAAGTTTAGCAACACGAGTTTCAATAAGTGGTGCAATATGATTATAGACTTCCCGCTCCTCCCAAAAATACTGTTTGTCTATCTCTTTCAAAATATTGTTTGAATTGATATCACAATATTGATTACCAATTAAAAAATTGATATTTAATTGCCATTGAGTTTCAAAAGGTTTTCGTTCTTCTTGTCTTTTTTTAAAATCCTTCCACACCTCAGACACTAATTCAGTCTTCTGTTTTTTTGTTAATTTTTGCTCCATTTTTTCCTCCCACTTTTTATTTATATTTACAACAATATTTTTATAGTATTGTTAAAAATATCACTGTTTTAATGATTTTTAAGCATTTTTATATACTTTTTCATACTTTTTCACGTTTTTATTGTATATTTTTTACAAACTACATTTACTTGTCAATATCTTCATCTACATCCTCTGTTTCAATTTTTTCCGTTTTAGACAACTCTTTTAACAAATTTTTTCTTTCTTCTAAAAGTTCATTTTCATTCATTTGGTCATATTTGCTTATTATCTCTTGTTGAAA